CCCCCGTCTTCGATGCGTTAAAAGGGGTGAGATTTGCAGCCATTCTGAACCCTCCGGTCAGAGTGTGGGCAGAAGGAGTGGGTCATGTCAGAGTCAGACTTCGAGTTTGAGGATGAAGCACAAGACCAAGCGACACGGAATCCAGTACGCGCCAGAATGCGTGAATTGGAAGATCGGAACAAGGCTCTAGAGGCGCAAGCCAAAGAAGCCGAAGGAGCCAAACGAGAATTAGCGTTTGTCAAAGCAGGAGTTGATCCTGATGCGGCAGGTGCCAAATGGTTCGTTAAAGGCTACGACGGTGAGTTCACAGCCGAAGCAATCCGTGCAGCAGCCGAAGAAGCAAATCTCATACCTTCACAGAAAAAAGAAGTGGCTGCCGAACAGCAGGCATGGAATCGGGTGGCTCAGGCCAGTCGTGCAGGCGAGACAAGCGATGCACCGGTTGACTATTCGCAACGTATTAATGCTGCAAAATCTTCGGATGAAGTGATGGCTTTACTGGCTCAGGCAAGAGCAGAAGCAGAAAAGTACTAATCACTCTCCAGTAGGCGCACTACCTTCTGGGGCTACCCCAAAGGAATCATAGTGGCAGTTACACAAGCAAGTTCACTCAGTGTTGATCAGGCGGCGTACGACCGGTTAGCGTATTTCGCTCTCCGTTCAGAACTGTTGTTTGACCAAGCAGCAGATGTGCAAGCAACCAATCAGGCGATGCCTGGTTCTTCGGTTATCTTCACCATTTTCTCGGAAATGGCTGCGGCAACATCAACGATCAGCGAAACATCTGACCTCACCCCAGTAACAATGGCAGACAGCCAAGTGACTGTAACCCTTGCCGAATACGGTAACACGGTTAACACCACTGCAAAACTTCGTGGAACCTCGTTCCTTGATGTTGATGCTGTTGCAGCAAACTTGATTGGTTACAACGCTGGTAACAGCATCGATCAAGTTGTGTCAGCAGTTTTGGCTGGTGGAACAAACGTTGTTTACGGTGGTGGCGGTTCATCCGATCCAACAAGCACTGTAACCATTCAGGCTGAAGACATCGTTGAAGCCAACGACGTGCGCAAAGTTACAGCAGCACTTCGTTCAGCAAACGTAGCAACTTTCAACGGTTACTACATGGGCTACATTCACCCAGACGTTTCGTACGATCTCCGCAAGGAAACCGGCAACGCATCTTGGAATGCACCTCACGTCACCGTGGACACAGCGAACATCTACAACGGCGAAATCGGCACTTTTGAGTCGGTTCGTTTCATTGAGACACCTCGCGCGCCATTGGCTGCTAACGCATCGAACGGTACCAGCACAACTGGTTTCATTGACGTGTACGGCACAATCATCATGGGTCGTCAGGCTTTGGCTAAGGCGTACTCACAGGTTGATGGCAACGGCGTTGTTCCAAAGGTCGTTCGCGGTCCCGTGGTTGACTCGCTCATGCGTTTCAATCCGATTGGTTGGTACTGGCTTGGTGGCTACGGTCGTTTCCGTGAAGCCTCTTTGCGTCGTATTGATTCGTCGTCAAGCATTGGTTCAAACGCTTCCTAATTAGGTTGCGTTAGTCCCTCACATTGTGGGGTGGCCCAGGTTCCCCTCGACCTTGCGGCCACCCCATTTTGTGTTTGGTGTATGATGTTTTTGTCGAAAGGTTCACATGTCTATTTCTAATTATGCCGAGTTAAAAATCTTGGATCACACAACTGGTAGAGCAGCGTGGACTATTCCTACGAACGTGTATGTCAAGTTGCACACGGCCGATCCTGGTGAGGCTGCAACATCTGCGGCTGCTACAGAAACTACTCGTAAGGTTGCTGCGTGGGCTGTGGCTGCTTCGGGTGCGATTGCTACGTCGGCAACTTTGGAGTGGACTAACGTGGCTGCTACGGAAACGTACACGCATTGGTCTATGTGGGATGCTTCTACGGCAGGTAATGCTTTGTGGACTGGTGCTTTGTCTACGTCTGCGGCTGTTACTGCTGGTGACACTTTTCAGATCACTACTCTCACGCTGTCTCTCGACTAGTCGTTAGGGGATAACCCCTCATGGCGCAAACAGCAGTCACAGGTTTTAGCGAACCGTTTGTTGATACCCACCCGTTTTATCGGGGAACCTATTTTCGTGTTGTTGGTCGTACTGCTACTGGTTCTGGTAATGGTTCTGCTTCTGTTGCTCACACAAACTTTGAACAAAGGTTGGGTCAGTTAACTGACTTTAGTTTTCCGTTCCGTTTCGGTGGAAGATTTTATCTTGGTGTTCGTGCTGTTGTCACGGTTACTGCTACAGCATCAGGTTTGGGTGCTGAGTCGTCTGTTGAACAGGTGCTACGCCAACGTACCGCTACTGGTAGTGGTGTTGGTGATGCTGTTGTTATAACACTTACAATAGTAATTCGTATTTCTACAGGTTCGGGTGTCGGGTCTGCGTCTGTCACAGGGCTACATGTTGCGCCTCGTACAGCGTCGGGTAGCGGTGTCGGGTCTGATACCACGGTCGGCAGTATTACGCCTGTTAGAACGGCTCAGGGGAGCGGCACAGGGGATTCTACGGTTGCGTTCATTCGTGTTCTTATTCGTACCGCTACAGGCTCAGGTGACGGGTCAGGTGACGGTGTTGATCTTGTTATCAACATTCGTACTGCGTCGGGTTCGGGAACGGGAACATCGACTGCGCTTGGCGGGATCCTATATTTCCGCACTGCCGAAGGTTCGGGAGTAGGCACAGATACCGCTGTTTGGGTGAAGTCACATATTTTCCGTGTCCCATACACGATCACCTATTCGCAAGGAACGTTCCGTGGTGAAGGCACAGCGAACCGTTTGCAGTCATATAACCGGCATGGTGTTCGAGCGTTAAACCTGTATCACCTCACAGATGACAGTTACACAACTGTTGAGCAGCGTGACGCAGGACAGATATTGAAATTGTGGCATGGTGGGCGTGACCATTTTTTGACTGATGCCGAAGTAACCGAATTGACCGCAGCAGGCTTTGGGGCTAGTATCACCTGATGATCGTTGAGGGATTAAGTATTGTTGTCGCTGTGTCAACCGAGTACTGGGGGCGGTTCGGTGATGGTTGGACTCAAAGTGTGTTGGCTCTTGAACCCAAACCTGAACATGTATTTATTGCTTCCGAGGAACCACTTGTTTTGCCCGATGGCTGGTTGCAGGTTCAGGCTGTGAAACCGTTAATTTGGGATGCGTTCACACAGGTAATATCTCAATCCCCAACCACCTATGCGATGTTGGTGAACATTGACGACAGGTTGCCCACAGATGCGTTAGATGACCTTGTGTTGGAAGGTGACATTATTTGTTCTGCGATGATTGACACAGAAGGTGTGGTCAGTGTCCCTTGTCAAAAAAGGTATGAAAACATTGTGAACGCATACTGGTATCCGCTAATGGGATCAATCATTTTTCATCGAGATGTACTAAAGAAAATACCGTTCAGACCGACTGTGTGGATGGATTGGATTGCGGCATTTGAATACAAAGCCCACAAGTTAGACATCAGATTCAACAAAAAAATACGGTACATCTACAACATTGAAGGAGAACGGCTGTCAAACCCCGCCGACCCCTCTGCGGCATTAAGCCAAGTTGCTATTATGAGGAACATGGTCAGACACGGTACGCCCCAACCAGGCAACGTATGGCCACCAGTTTTGATGGAAGGAAGTTACGCCGATGAGCATATTTAGAACACCAAGCGACAACTTTGTGACCCCACGGTTGGCAGAGTTCAACATCAAAGGTGATCGCCTATCCCAAGAACAACGCCTCGCCAACAGGCTTGCCGTACATTACGCAGCCACCCCTAGAGGTCGTAACGTATTCCAGTTAACCAACCTGTCATACACAGAGAACCAACCATCAGACATGTCTACTGTGATCAAAACCTATCTTGGTGGACACGACATTGAGGTGGATGCTACCGAGGTAGCATCGTTGACAGCAGCAGGATACGGGAGTTACATAACGTGATCAAACATCAAGAGACACATCCAAACCTGGATGTTGAGGGTTGTTTCGGATGCAAAGTGTCGGCAGTCGGATTCAGCGCAGAACTTATGCCTACCCGTACTGGTTCTTCACGGTCGGCTGTGATTGCACAGAAAGATCGTGTGCTAGAAAAGGACTTGGCAGCATACAAACGTTTACGTGACGATGGTGTGCAACCAAAAAACATTGATGGTTCGGCAACGGTGGAAGCGAGAGCAAACGAAAAATGGCAGGTCGAAACAGGGATACTTCCAGACTTCTAAATCTTGTTGGGGTTGAAGAACCCAAGATTGGTTACGGCAAAATTGTTGAAGGGTTACGCAAAGCGTTATCTAATCAGGTAACACTTGACGAACAAGCAGAATCGGTGGTGTATGTGACTACACCGAACATGGTTAAAGGCTGGTATCAGGGGCAGAAGGTTTCGTTTATTACGATGTGGGAAACAAACCAGTTGCCATCAAAGATCAAAGACTTTTTGCCGTATGTGGACACAGTAATTGTTCCGTCTATGCACAACTTTGATTTGTTTTCACAGTTCCACAACAATGTTCACATGATCCCGTTGGGTGTTGACCGTGCAGTTTGGCGCACATCAGACGTTATTCCGCACGGCAAGTTCCGTATTTTGTGTGGTGGATCAGAGTGGCATCGTAAAGGTTTGGGTGTGGTGCTAGAGGTGTTTCAAAAGTTGGCGTTACCTGACGCAGAGTTGTGCATCAAAATTGTGCCACCGTACCTGTACGCGCCCGACCTGACGGGTATTCCCAATGTGACTGTTTACGATAAATGGATGACCGAAACAGACGAAGCAGATTTGGTGCGTTCATGCGATCTGTTCGTGTCGGCTTCCCGTGGCGAAGGATTTGGTTTGATGCCGTTACAAGCAATCTCTGCTGGTGTTCCGGTGGTGTTAACAAACGCTCACGGTCATCGAGAGTTCGCTGATCTTGCGACGCACAGGATTTCTACAACAAGTGTGCCTTGTGAGAACGGGTTTTGGAGTGGGGCAGGCGATTGGGATGAACCGAACCGTGACGAGTTGGCTGCTGCGATTCTTGATGTGTATGACAACCGTGGCAAGTATCGTCGTCAGGCAGCCCTGACATCGTTTGCGGTAGGGGCGTTTAACTGGCATACAGCAGCCGATCAACTGTTACAAATTGTTAAACCAACCAGCAACACACGGTCTGAGGTTTGGGTTCCGCTAGAGCCAACCTGCGAAATCGAGGTAACTAAACGGGTGCAGGCCGACATTGGTGGACACAGGGTTGAATTAGCCCCAGGGGTCAAACATCGTGTAGTGTTGAATGTACGTGACGTTCTATTCAAAGCAGGATTACTCAAATGGGATTGTTGATGTATGGTAATCTGTTTTCCTAATCCTTGAAAGGAACGATTATGCCCAAAGTTGGAAAAATGGAGTTCCCTTACACTGCCAAAGGTAAGGCTGACGCAAAGAAAATGGCTAAGAAGACTGGCAAACCAATGATAAATGCCAAGAAGAAGGGCAAGTAATCATGTCTATGAAGGGCGAAAAGTACAAGTCTAAGAGTGCTATGAAAAAGCACGAAAAAGGCGAAGGCAAAAAAGAGAAGATGATGGAATACGGCAAGCCTAAAATGAAGGCTAAGAAAAAGAAGTAAATGTCTACCGCTGGTGCGCTCATCAACAGGGTGTCACGGCAACTGTTATCTGGAACGATTGAGGAACGGAACAAGTTAGCAAGCACCGTTACATCGGCAGACACGTCTATTGTCATGTCTTATGACTTGGCTGGTTTGCGTGGTGGGTCAGTGTTTGAGATTGATTCGGAACTCATGTATGTCTGGGTTGCTGAATCAGGCAGTAAGACTTTGACTGTTGAGCGAGGCTATCTAGGTACTACAGCAGCCGCGCATACGGCTGGCGCACTTGCCATTCTGAACCCTCGTTTTCCGCAGCAACAACTGTTGGATTCGTTCAACCAGGAACTAGATGATTTGTCTAGCCCATCTAACGGTTTGTTTCGGGTTGTGAACGCTGATCTGACCTACAACGGTTCTGACCGTCAACTAGACATCACCTCTGCTTCTACGGTGATTGATTTGATTGATGTGCGCCTAAAGTATTTGGCTTCGGATTATCCGGTGTTGCGTGGGGTGAGGTTGTCACGGGATTTGCCTACAGCCGATTTTGCGTCAGGGTTTGCTATCACGTTTGATGAGTTGTCTATGGCGGGTACTTTGCGTGTTCGATATAAGGCACCGTTTGTTCGGGCTTCTACTACTGCGTCGGATATTCAGTCGGTTTGTTTGTTGCCTTTGACTATGGAAGACATTGTTGAGATGGGTGTGATGGCTCGTATGTTGGCTGTGCGTGAAGTGAAGCGTAACTTTATTGAGTCACAGGGTGATACTCGTAGATCGGATGAGGTTCCTGCTGGTTCTATGTCTAATTCGGTTACAAACATTTTGAGGTTGCGTCGTGATCGCATTATTGCTGAGGCTTCTAAGTTGGCTCGGCAATACCCGTTAACTATTAGGGTTTAACGTGGCATACGTTTTAGATTTCAGTAGTCCGTTTCGTGGTGGTTCATCGTTTTATACGGGTACTGGTACCACGCAACTTGTTCCGTTTGTTTTCCCTGTGGCTATTAATGGTCGACCGTATTTGATTGACAGTAAATCTAATGAGTTCACACGACAGTTTGATGCTCGTGTTCGTGATTCGGTTGACCAGTCTGCTGAACCTGGTGAGGCTGCTATTAACCCACAGGGTTTGTGGAGGCGTTCGCAGTCGTCTTGGCATTATGGTGCAGGACAAAACTATTCGGATACCGCTGATGCCGAGGCGTTTAGGTTTGATTCTTCTAAAGGTATAAATGTTTGGGATCGTGGCAAGTTGTCGTTGTTGAAAGACACCACCCAAATCCTGTCTGATGCTGCTGCAACCCTAAAATCTATTGTTGCTGGCACACGCCTGTATGTGGCTTCTGCTGGCAACGTGACGTTCTATACAAGCCTCACCGCTAGTCCTACATCGTGTACCGCCGAACCTGGTGGCAACGTTGGTTCGATGACAAGCGACGGTTACAACGTGTGGGCTTCGTTTGCTGCCAACGGTATCCATTACACAAACACTTCTACGGGTGCGTTCAGTTCGTACATTACAGGTACAGACACGTTCACCAAAATCAAATACACCAAAGGCCGTTTGATGGCTGCTGCTGGTGCTACGATCTACAACTTTATTAGTTCGGGTGGTCCAGGCGCAGGGTTGTTTACTCACGGGAACAGCACTTGGTCATGGGTGGGGTTCGCTGGTGGACAAAACCATATTTATGCGGCAGGGTACGCAGGTCAAACATCGTTGATCTATAAGACCACCATCAAAACTGATGGAACAACTTTGGATGCGCCAACTGTGGCAGCCGAACTACCTGAAGGCGAAATCGTTACAGCACTTGATTCGTATTTGGGTTATGTGCTAATCGGCACGACCACAGGGTTTAGGTTTGCGTCATCGGATGACAACGGCAACCTTGTTGTTGGACCGTTGATCGAGGTTGGACAGGTGGATGCGTTTGCTTCACAAGGTCGGTTTGTTTGGTTCTCATACAAAAACATTGATGCCTCATCTACAGGCTTGGGGCGTATGGACGTCAGTTCACAGATTGCCACCAACCAGCCTGCGTGGGCAGCCGATCTGATGGTCACAGGTCAAGGTGCTGTGCCTTCGATTAGCATGTACGGCACACGACCAGTGTTCACTGTTACAGGGTTGGGTGTGTACTGCGAACATGCCACCGATCTTGTTGCGTCAGGAACCCTTGATTCAGGTATTTATCGTTGGGGTGTACCGGACAGCAAGTTTGTTCCTAAGTGGGATTTGCGTACCGAGCAGTTGGAAGGCACGGTTGCATTGTCTGTGGCTTCTGATGGTGGTGGGTTTAACGAGGTTGGTTCGCAGGTTACTTCTTACAGTTTGGAATCCACGTTTGATGGGTTTGAGACACGCATTTTTGAGGCTGAGATTCGGCTCACTATGACACGTTCGGCTACTGCCACCGTTGGTCCTGTGTTGACACGGTGGATGGGTCGGGCGTATGCGGCACCGTTGCGTTCACAAATCTTTAGTGTCCCAATTTTGTTGCATCATCAAATCAATGTTCGTGGTCGAGAATACTTTTTTGATGTGGATGATGAACTGTTCCGTTTGCGGGCGTTGGTGGAAACCCCGTCGGTTATTACTTATCAGGAGAACTTGGATACGTATTCGGTGATTGTTGAGGATGTACGCTGGCAGCCTGTGGATTCGGCTCATTCCCATAACGAGTGGGATTGGAACGGCACATGTACGATCATTATGCGTTCGGTTAGATAGTGTATGATAAAGGACAACTATGGCTGCTGTAACTAGACGACAATACAAGGGTGCTGCGGCATCCACTACGACGACGAACTCGTTGACTTCTGTTGACACGTCGGTAACTTTGACTGCTACTACAGGCTGGCCTTCTACGGCTGCTGTCCCGTTTTATGTGGTGATTGATCCAGGTACTTCGTCTGAGGAGAAGTGTTCGGTAACGATTTCGGGTTCTACGTTGACGTTGACTCGCGGGCAGGATGACACGACCGCTGTAGCACATAGTTCTGGTGCAACGATCTATCCGGTGTTCTCGGCTGACGATGCTGACGAGGCAAACAACATGGCTGCGACGATGACGACTAAGGGTGACTTGTTGGTTACTACTGGGTCGGCGTTTAATCGTTTGGCTGTTGGTACTAACACTTATGTGCTTACTGCTGATTCGGCAGCAACAAACGGTGTGGCGTGGGCTATTATTCCTACTCAGACACCAGATTTTTCTAGCGACCAAAATGTTTTAATAACACAAGTATTCGGATAAAGGAATAACAACATGGCAACATTTACAAAACTCGCATTACAGCCAGCAGGCACAACAGGTGACGGTTTAGGAATTACTGTCGTTGCCACAGCAACAGCAGGTACAGCAATTCATACAGCGTCATCTACGGCAACAACCATTGACGAGGTTTGGTTGTATGCAGTTAACATTCACTCATCGGCGGTTACTTTGACGATTGAGTTTGGTGGTGTTTCTGTAACGAAAGACATTATTCAGCAATCTATTGCAGCAACACCTAGCGGTCTTGTGCTTGTTTGTGCTGGTCTTGTCGTTCAGGGTAATGCTACGGCAAAGGTTGTTCGTGCGTTTGCAGGTACAGCATCTAAGATTGAGATTTTTGGTTTCGTAAATAGAATCACGGCGTAACGATGACTAGGTACGCACAGCGCACACTTATACAGCAGGGTACGGTTGCTAATTGGGGTAAGGCTGCACCTGCTGGTATCGGTGTAGTGAACGGTTACGGTGTTGCAACAGGTGGAACAAGTTATCCTGTGACAGTCAGTTCTATCGCTTACACTTTGTTGGCGTTCACAGCAGATGCAAACCTTGTTGTTTCTACTGCTGGTTTGTTTGATGTCTTGCTTGTTGGTGGAGGTGGAGGCAGTGGCAGTGGCACTTACGGTGGTGGTGGTGGGGGTGGTGGAGGAGTTATTGGTATTCAGGCAACACAAACAATTTATTTGACTGCTGCAACTTACGCAGTTGATGTCGGCGCAGGTGGAGCAACAGAACTTGTTGGATTGAATAGTGCTATTGGCTCTGTGGTCGCAGTCTGTGGTGGTGGATTTGGTGGCACAACTGGAGCGTTGCAACCTCGTGGTTCGGGTGGTGGTTCAGGTGGTGGTGGTTCAGATAATAGAATAGGTAGCAGGTCGGTATTCCTTCTTGGTGGATTTGATGGTGGTAACGCATCGGCTGCTTCAAACTCTCCAGGGGCAGGTGGAGGTGGTGCTGATGGTGCTGGTGGAAACTCAACAGCAAATACAAATGGTGGTGCAGGTGGAAACGGCAAAGATATTTATCCGTTTGTCAACTCAGTATCTGTGCTAACTAATCCTTACTACGCTGCTGCTGGTGGTGGTGGTGGTTACACGGGAACAGTCGGTACGGCTGGCAACGGTGGCGTTGCAGGTTCTACTGGTACAGGCATTGCTGGAGTAAATTATGGTGCAGGTGCAGGTGGTGGAGTGACTGCTGGTAATGCTGGTGCTGCTGGTCTTGTATTGGTGAGGTTCAAAGTATGAGCGCAACATATTTTGCACAAGTCACTAACGGAATCGTTACAAAGGTTGCTGTCACTTCAGCAGAGTTTATGGATGCTAACCCTGACCGTTATCAGGGCGAATGGCATGAAACTTTTATTGGTGTTGAGGGTAAGACCTACGCAGGTATTGGTTACACATGGAACGGCACAGATTTTGTTGCGCCAGTAGCACCTGAACTTCCTATTGAGGAATAAGTGCGTGGGTCACGCTGGCTGATATTTGCGCCTGTAGCAATACTCGCACTGTTCGCACCACAAGCCAACGCTGAACCTGTAGCGGGGCTACAAACACGGTACTTCATTATTGATGAAGTACCACCTACACGGGCAGACAACATCTATACCGAATGTGGTAGTGAAGTGGAAAACAACATCAACCGTTCGTATGACGGTGAACCATATTTAGATTGCACTAACGATTTGTTTATGGTGCATATGACAGGGTTTATTACGATCCCTGAACACAACACCATAGAGTTTTGGTTGGCTTCTGATGATGGTGGCACAATCAACATTGATGGGAACGAGTGGGGCAACTGGTGGGACCAGGGTTGTTCAGCCACCGAATCGGGACAGATAGACATTAGTGCAGGCAGCCAGCCACTAGACCTTTGGATGTATGAGAACGGCGGGGGAACGTGTCTAATGCTTGCATGGAACATTGACAACACGGGTTGGGTAATCGTGCCTGACGAAGCGTTCACTACTACAGTATCGGTTACGACCACAACCGATAGTCCAGTAACAACTATTCAGGAGACAACAACCTCATGGGAATCTACAACAACATCCACGACAACCACGACATCAACGACGACCACTTCTACTATTGCACCCTCTACGACTGTGCCTGTAACAAACCCCTCGACTACTACGACACCTCAAACAATTTATATACCCCCACCAGAACCAACAATGCCAGACCCGCCAGCAACGGTTCCTCTACCACAAATAGAGCCGCCAGCCATCCCAGAGATACCAGACCTTCCACCAGAGATTGAAACAATCCCACCAGAAACATTAAATCTCCCTCCCGAAATTGTAGACACAATGCCCGACGTTGTGGACACATACCCTACTGTTGAGCCACCCGATACCCTACCGTTTGTCGGACTACTACCCGACCCACCCGACACTATGCCTCTGCCATCAGACACCCTCCCAGACGCACCAGAAACGCTTGACACGCTCCCAATAGAAGTAATCGCCGAATTACCACCCGAACTCGTAGAAGCCCTCCTAGACGCTGGCGACAGTGAAGTACCCCTCACCGAAGAACAGTTCACTGCCGTTGTGGACACAATCGCAGACCTAGCCCCCGAAGAAGCAGTAGCACTAATAACTCAAATCCTTGCTACCGCGGTAACACCAGACCAAGCCGAAGCCCTAGCCACCAACCCTGACGTGTTGGCTGTCATCACCGAAGAACAAGCCACAGAAATCTTTGAAACCATAGATGTAACCGAATTAGATAACACCCAGATAGCCGAACTCACAGCAGCAATCCAGGGCGCACCCCTCAAAGTCCAAAAAGCCTTCGAAAAAACTATTGACATTTTCGGCGGATTTGACGACTACGTACCAACAGGCTCCAACATTCCTGTAGGAGAACGACGAACACTCATCGCCATCGCAGCAGGAACAACCCTCACAGCAGCAAGTAGTAAGATAAAAAGGAAATGAAACGCCTAGCCAACCTCATCAAAGACAACGCATGGACATACGCAGGCACAGGCCTAGTCCTGATCACCCTGTCAGGGCCAACGCTTCGGCAAGCGGTATGGGTAGTTGGTGTATCATTGGTGTTACACGCAGCATTAACTCTCAGCACAAAGGAATCAGAATGAAAAAAGCACAAGACATCCTCGGTCGTATCGTGGCAGTGTTCCTGTCCTCAGCGTTGGCTATCGTTGGCGGTAGTGCTGTGATTGCCCCTGAACTAGAAATTTGGAAGTCGGCTGTGCTTGCTGGTTTCGCTGCATGTGCAACCGTTATTCAAAAGTTGGCGCAAGCATCACTTGATGGCAAGTTGACAATGGAAGAAATCAACAGCGCGTTCGGCGCAAAACCAGCCAAGTAAACCTATGGCATATCCAGTCGTGCCGGTCAAACTTTGTGACCATCTAAAGAACGCTGTCCCAGGCAAACTAAGCCCAGACAAACTACGCAAAACTGTAGGTGGTACACTCCACCATTGTGCTGCTGATGCGTGGGAAGCGATGGTTGAAGCAGCAAACGTGGCTGGTATCAAATTGAGACCAACCAGTTCAGGCGACACATATCGAACACTTGAATTACAAACCAAAGCGTTCTTTCAAAGATACCAACTAGAACCAACAGGCAACCCTGACACACGCACTTTTGAGGGCAAGAAATGGTATCTCAAAAAAGGTATGGCGTGTTTGGCTACCCCAGGCAAATCTCAGCATAACCTCGGAATTGCTGTCGATGTAGCCAACGCCAAAGGCCATACACTTGATTGGATGCTCGCCAACGAACACCTCTACGGCTTCTCACACGAAGTCCAATCCGAGCCGTGGCACATCCGCTACACACAAGGAAACCAAGTCCCACCTGCCGTTGCAGCCTTCGTTGCTGCGAAAGCCGTATGACATGGATGCTGTTTGGGCTGCTGGTGTTACTGGTGGTTTCAGTCTGTTAGCAATCATCGTTGCCAAACTAGGCAAAGAAAACCGTGAAGACCACGCCATAGTGCAAGGCATCCTACGCAACATGCACAAATCTTTGAACCGAACCGAAGACAAAGTAGACAGAATTGACACCGCGCTCACAGACCATGTAAGGTCCAAGCACAACTAAGCCGATTGAAAGGTGCTTGCAAATGGCGAGGGGATTCACTACCGTTGAGTTGACACTCATCCGCGACAGTCTATTGAAGGTCACACCTTCACGAAACCAAGCCGACGAACTGTGGGAAATCATAGAAAAACTCACCAAAACAATCGAGGGAGCGCACGTTGAACACGCCAAAAAAATCCGTGAAGCCAAGCCTGATGGAAGAACTAAAAAAGGGTAAATCCGTTAGCGGCCGAATACCAATGCTGTTGCAGATCATCAACAAACTAGACGCACAAGACAAAGCCGATCTTCTCGCCGCACTAAACGACTACACTATTTCTGCACCGGCAATTAGCCGAGTGTTAGAAAACCGTGGTCATCGGATCAGTGTTGGTTCGATTAACTCTTATCGCAGAGGAGAACTGATACATGTCACTGGCTGATGAATTACGGAAATCCAACGCACCTGCTTGGCCGATCATTGGTCAGGGCAAACAGTATCGTGTTCCGAAACTCACACCCAAGATTGTGTCAACAAGCAAATATCAAACAGCAGTCATTCTGCCCGATATGCAACTCGGCTACTTCCATGCGGGCAACGATGAATTGGAACCGATCCACGATGAGCAAGCCATCGAGGTTGCGATGCGAATTGTCAAAGCATCCAAACCAAACCAGGTCATCATGGTGGGCGACAACCTAGACCTTTGTGAGTTCGGCAAGTACAGGTATACACCAGCGTTCGCACGAACAACACAAGCAACGATAGACCGTGCCACAGAACTATGCGCACAGTTACGCACGATTGCACCACAAGCCAAGATCGTGTGGATTGCAGGCAACCACGAAGAACGCCTCGGCAACTATGTGTTGGACTCAGCAGCAGCAGCGTTCGGGTTGCGTCGAGGCAGAGTCCCCCACGAATGGCCTGTCATGTCTGTGCCATACCTGTGTCGTTTAGATGAGTTTGAAATCACGTATCTGAGTGGATACCCGACAGGTGCGCATTGGATCAACGAACGCCTGCACGTTATTCACGGAGACAAGGTTGCTTCCGGTGGCAGTACTGCCCACAAGTATTTGGCAACAGTCAAAACCTCTGTCATCTTCGGACATATCCACAGGCGTGAATGGGCTGAACGAACCCGTGACGACCATGATGGAGCAAGAACTATCTTGGCTGTATCGCCAGGCTGTTTGGCTCGTACTGATGGTGCTGTGCCTTCGACTAGGGGTGGGCATGATTTGGATGGTAGACCGTTGTACCGTTCAGAAGACTGGCAACAAGGTGTAGCGGTGGTGGAGTATGAGCCTGGTGACGGTAATTTTAATTTGGAGTTAGTACCAATCAGGGATGGTTGGGCTAGGTGGCGTGGCGTAGATTATTTATCAACAAACCCGAAAGGAAAATAATGAGTGGAATGAAAGAGTTATTGTACGACCGTGACATAACGGCGTTTACGATTGCAGAACGAAGACAAGAAATTAGACAGTTACAAAAACAGATTAGAGAACTCAAACAGGTTCTTGCATCACTACCCAAGAACAGCCCTACTGGTGGTCGAGGGTTGAGTCGCAAAACGAACAACACCTCTGGTCGCGCTTGGAATGACCCATCGGAAATTCTTTGCATAGTTGATTTGTTCAAGATTGCCGAAACACAATCACATCTAAAAACTGCCGCAGATCGTGGGCAGTGGGTTGCTGAACAGTCAGGTGTGTGGAGCGCGGGAACAGTTCATACTCAACTATCAATTGCTCGCAAGCAAGGATTGTTGCCTGACCGTCGAGTAAAAGTTATGCCAAAGAGTGGAACACGATGAGATTGTTCAATGTGGGTGACAAAGTAATCGTTGATGACCAGTCCGGCACAGTTGAATCTGTGATCGTGCATACGACAGGCAACAAATATGATGTGCGCTATGGCCACACTTTCATGCTGGCTGTTGATGTACCCGAAGACGAGATTGAGCCGTGGATAGCAGACGAACAATGATCTACCAAGTTAAATGCAACGCTTGTAAAGGTGTGATCGTTCACGACCCAAAGAACGTGACCGGCTGCTTGTGTGACTCGGATGCCCCAACATGGGTAGGTATCGGCAAAGACGGCAGACTCATCCACTATTCACAATCCGATATGTCAGTGATTGAATACCCCGAATGACTATCTTCGGTCGTCGTAACAACCCTTGCCCATGCAAGACACCTCTACCTCAACAACCGTTCTGTGGTGATCGAGGAGTAGAAGATGACGACTGACCATGCGTTCGTTCACATCACCTGGCTAGACGCACACTCCGGCACAGACCAATGGACACAAATAGAAAACTTAGACCAAGAAGGATGCTTAGTACACACAGCAGGATTCCTGCTACCAGACGGAAAACCAGGCCACATCACCATCTACCAGTCACGAACCCCAAACAACGATGTAGACCATGTGCTACACGTACCTGTGGCGATGGTGCAAACAATCCAAACGATTGACTTGACTTAACCCTGTTACACCCCTAACATACAGTTACAAAACACCGACAAGGAGACACCATGATTAAGCACGGATACCGAATACCTAAACCACCACACGGCAGCCAAGAATGGTTGAACGCACGATGGCAAAACGATGACGGTCTAGCACGAATCACAGCATCAGTAGCCGCCGTGGTACACAACGAACACAGGTTCACCACACCAGCAGACCTCGCAGTAGAACTTTTGGCAAAAACACCCCCCGTGCCGAAAGAACAAAACGATGCGATGCGTCGAGGAACAATCCTTGAAGGACCACTCATGTTGTGGGCATCAGAAATGTTGAACGTCACCATCACAGAACCACAAGAACTGTTCTGCTACGAAGAAGAAGGTGTGCGCCTCATGGCAACACTGGATGGCAAAGATTTGTCAGGTAAAATCTATGAACTGAAAACCTATAACAAAAGGTGGAACGGTCAACTCCCCCCATATTGGAAATGGCAAGGAGTACAACAAGCGATCTGCGCTGATACAAACGAAATCACATGGATCGTTT